CCAGCTAATTCGTGGTCTTTAAATTCATTTTTGTATTCGTATTTATACACAGTCAAGCCATTTTTAGCTACGCCAATAACTTCTATGTTTTCTTTTGTACGAATATCCGACATTAGTGCCGCACCGCCAAGACTAAATAAACCTTGGGTCATTGCGTTATTAGCAGCATTTTGAGCGTTAGCCGCACCCATTTGGGCGTTATAACCCATCTGTGTAGCACCTAGAATATCAGCACCAGCAGTATTTGCTTGCATAGCAGGGTTTACAAAGGTTGGCCCTTGAACTTGCGCCCCTGTTCTAACAGCACTTAATGTATTGAGTGGCTCGTTTCTAAGGTACGCTTGCTCTTGCAAGGCAGATTGGCGGGCTTGTTGACCAACGCCAAAACCTTGTGTAGTTGCAGCAGCTAGTAAGTCATTCTCACGCTGAGATTGAGCCAACATTGCTCGTTTATAGGCTTCTGAACCGACAGGAATACCCTGATTGGCTAGTTTTACATCTAATGCCTCACGCCCCTGCTCAATTTGGGGTTGAAGCCTTTGCATATAAGCATCTTGGTACGACTGACTAGGATTAAACCCTGTGCTTGGTAACTGGCTTGTGTCAAATGGGGTGTCAAGCATATCGCTGACATAACCCAATCCTTTTTCAGCTAATTGTCCAAGACCTAAACTAGCTTTGTTTTGGTAATCTAAAAGTTGTTGTTGAATAGGAGAAAGAGATTGCGTAGCCTTCCACATTGGATTGCCAAACTTATCCTCACCTGAAACTGCATATTCAAGCGAACCATAAGGCGTGTATTGATTTACACGATTAGCCGCAATGTTAGCCCGTGCAGCATCTAAGTTGCCCGCTGCTGTTTCCCTAGCCGCCCCTGCATAATCAGGTGGTGGTGGCGCACTTCCCCCGCCTTTTCCCATATTTTTCTCCAATAAACCTACATTTATCTTTCGTCATCACGAAAAACAACAAATCGCCTGAAGGAAAAACATCAAGTAGTTGGGCTTTTTCCTCAAAACCTAAATTTTTCACAAACCTAACTGAAGCCTCATTATCACTAACCACAGGAACAATGATTTTGTCTACACCTAATTGTACAAAAGGATAGTCAAAAATGATATTTAAATATTCGGGGGTCATTTGCCTTGTTAGGGCTATATGACAGACTACAGATACCTTGTTGTAGTCCTCGTACCAAACACCTGCACATATTTCACCATCTTTAATCCACCCAATAGCAGTTGAGTTTTCAGGGGTAAAAACCATGCCACATTGATTACCTACCCATGTTCCAACCGCCATTTTGTCCAAACATAGCAATTACAGTACGCCCCCAGTTTCCATTACATAATCGGTTGATGCCCAATGAAATTGAATACCTTGCGATGCCACATTTATGTTAATTGATCCAGCAAACCCTGTTCCTGTAACCCCTTGCCAAAACTTAGTAGTGGTCAAAGTGCCACCCCAGTTAGCGTCATCCCATAAAGCTACATCCCAAACGCCAATATCTAGTGTTGCTGGATTAAAAGCTATTTGATTAGTTAACGGCTGGGTGTCAAAGTCCGTGCTAATACCGCATAGAACTGTCGGTAAGCCGTTATCAGTCTGTAGGATAGGGCGTACTAAGGTAAAGCGTTTTAATTGCCCACGGCTTTCAAAATAGCTATACGCTTGTTGTGCAGTCGCAACAATATTTGAAGTATTGTCGGCAAGCTGTGTATAAAACTGCCCCACAAAACCGTTAGCCCCAAAGTAAATCTTATTGTCCCCTGATGCTTCCCAGCAAATAGCGTTTACCCCAGTAAATCTAGCCCATGCCTTAGTAATGGTGTGAATGACATACTGCTCATACCCTGTACCTACGGGAATGTTTAAGATCAGCATATTTTCACTAGCAAAGTAGGTAATCTGCCAGCCAAATTCAGCATAAAAGTTAGTAGCCGCTTGGCTAACTGCAAAGTAAATCTTGTCGGTTAAGTAAATTCGTGGGTCTAAGCGTGAGGATTGAAGTGCGCCTGACATTGGTACTAGACCGTCTTGAGTTAGCAATAACAGATCACCGCCCCATTTAAAAAAGCATCTACGGCTAAAGGTTTGACCTAATTGCCATACACCAACCTCACTCCAAGCGTTTGAATCGCTAGGGTTTGTACCCTTATAGACAATAACCTCGCCCATGCTGGTAACAAAAGCGGCTAGATCGTCTACCCCGTAACCAGCGTCTAAAGTCCATGTACCCATTGCTTGCAAGAAACCACCTGAACGGGCAATAGCCCCTAAAGGGAAGTCTAATGCCGCACCCCCAATAGACTCTACGGGTAGATACCAAAAGGTCATGCTGTCTTTTTGTACAAAAAACAGTCTGTTTTGGCACATATTGACATTAACAAACACATTGCTGTTTACGCCTGTAATGCCTAAAACGGTATAAGTACCTACTACGGTAGCATCAGCTGTTGGTGCGGTAGCCATCGTATAAGTAAAGGCTGATGCCCCTGTTACGGTAATAACATAAGTACCGTTGTAATTGGCTTCAGTAGCACCGCTAATAACAACTCGATTACCTGTTGCAAGTCCGTGCGGTGCAGCAGTTGTTAGGGTAGCTGTAAGGTTACCTGCGCCACCCCTAGTAATGGTAGAAATAGTCTGTGCCGTACTTGTGGTTGCCATCTTGTACCAACGAGTACCGTCATAAACCATAGCAGCGTCTTGCCCATTAACCGCAATCATGAAGTTACCACCATCGGTAGAAATCATGCAATGCTGAAATTTACTGTTACCTAATCCTGTAAATACAGAAGTTGCAACAGAAGTTGATGCGTTATAAATGACCCCGTTGGCTACGGCAAAAAGCGTATTTGTACCGTTATACCCAGCATAATTCATTAGGGTTTGCACTTCCCCCGTAATCCCTGTAGATGCTTGTGAAAACCCTTTTCTAAGGGTTACATCGGTAGGTGTGGGAAAGAAATTGATTAACTGAACCGCATCTAACGGGTTCATTTCAGCTAATGAATCTCTAGCGTTCCAGCCCCCAATTGGGGAAGCTAAAGAAGTAGTCCTAGCAGTAAACTTTTTAGGAACTGGCATTACTAAGACCCGTATCCAGTATCGGGAATGTTTGCCCAACCAATAAGCACAGCACTTGGCATAGGTGCAAAAGATAGGGTTGCTGATCCTTTATCGTTAGCTTTAGCTACACTTAAATAACGGCTGTAATCTTGTTGTAATGCGGTAGTATCAAATGATTTAATTTGGAAATATTTGAGTTTAGTCAGCAAAACGATAATTGCGTCATCCAATACGGTTGTATCAGTATCAACAGTAAAACTATTCTTTACGGCATTAGCGGCACTTCTAGCCCAGCCTTTAGAACGGTACTCAAAACCTAGATATTCAAGAGTGTTGTAGGGCGGCCAAATTTCAAACTGATTGCCCAAGATTCTCCAACGCACCCGTGGGCCTGTAGAGATATAACCCGACTTGAGCCATTGCCATTGCTGGGCATCGACTGGGCCAAGCATTTGCCAATGTTTTGTCTTATCCCAATGGGTGTTATCTGTAATGGTTTCGTAATCAGGTGGCAAGGGGTAAATGGTCTTGCTAAAAGTAACTGTACCGCCTACCGATGTTGCTGAAGATAATTGGCTACTATTTAAGCTAGTTGAAGTAAGAACTGTATCAACATAAGTATCTTGGGGAACACTTGTACCCACGATGGAATAAGTATTGTCCAAACCTGCGGTACTAGGAATATTGTTTAATAAATAACTATTAATCGTTGTATCGCAGGTTGTGGTGATTGCTGTGGTGTAAAACCTATATTCCAACTCCAATGCTTGCCAATTGTGTTCCTTAATTAAGTCGTACCCAGCACGGTTCATTAGCGCAAGAACTTGTTGCACATCTTGGTTGGTGTTCCCTGCTACATAAGTAGGTACGGCTAAGTTAAGTTCAGCGGTGACTTGCTGGACTAATTGGAGCATTGTTGATGACATATTAGGCTTCCTCTGTGGCTACCGTTTTCTGTTTACGGGGTTTCTTTTCACCAACAGCAGCAAGTA